TTTTAAGAGTTTTTGGTTGGGATGAATATGACTGGGCAAATAATTTTAGGGATTATGCTCGCAAAGTTGAAGAACTTATAAAGTTTAAAAAAGAAATTGAACAACTTGAAATTATTAAAAAAGCATTAGAAGTCAAAAGTTTGGAAGAGTTGCAGAAGAAGAAAGAACAGATTGAAAGTGTAATCAAAACGCTAGAAAAATGAGGAGGTGGAGTGAGGATATGACGTTCGTTGAACACAATAACCGTCAGAAAGCCAATAAATTTGCTGAGTATGTGACAGGAAAGCCTTTGCGAGAATACTTAGCAAACAAAGTAAAACAATATTGTGGTGAGAATGTATCTGTCTTTGATGGCGCTGCAGGCTCTGGCCAGCTGGAACAGTTTATCAGTATGACTGATTTTTATGCGGTAGAAATTCAGCAGGAAAGTTGCGAAGCATTGAAAACGAATTTTCCTCACGCAACAGTTAATAATCAAAGTTTCTTTACTCATCAATCTGATATCCAGGTTGATGCAATTGCAATGAATCCGCCTTATTCTCTGAAATTGAAAGATTTACCAGAAGAAGACCAACAGGCTATTAAAGAATTGTATCCGTGGAAAAAATCAGGTGTTGTTGATGATATTTTTTTGTTGAAGTCACTGAATTATACGAAACGATACGGATTCTATATCATGTTTCCTGGCATCGCTTATCGTCAGTCTGAAAAGAAAATGAGAGAGCTGGTAGGGAATAACCTTGTTGAATTGAACGTGATTCAAAATGGATTTGAAGACACATCTATCAACGTGATTTTCTTAGTTATTGACAAAGAGAAAAATAGTCCTGAAATTTCAAAAGAAATTTATGACTGTAAGACCCGAAAGATTGAATACCAAGAATCTGATACATTAGATTCGGATTTTAGATGGGTTGCGCCAAGCAAGCCTTTAGAGAAAGAAGAGATAGACATTGACCAAGTAAATGCAGAACTAGACCAAATGGCAATTGATCACCTTGAAAAACATTTAGCTAGTCAATTGATATTGATTCAGTTTTTCAACGCAGATATTGATTTAAAATCTTTCATAACAAAGTGCCATAAGGTTTTAGATGATTACTTGTTGATGTACAATTTTGCAGTAGGAGTAGAATGAAACCAGATAAGATAACAACGTGCGGATTGCTAGAAGTTTGCGAGCTTATTCCAGGTACTAAAACGAAAGAAACAGACGGACCTTATTTTATCTATGGTGCTGGCATGAATGCAAAGGGACCTACAGATAAATTCAATTGTGAGAGCAACACAATCCGCTTGACTCGTAAGGGTACAGTTGGTGCTGTTTATTTCCATCGAGATCCATTTTGGATGGAAGAAGCTAGTTTTAAAGTTGAGCCAAAAGAAATGATAGATAAGCGATATTTATTTCACTGGCTGTTAATGAAGCGTGAAGAAATAGAGCGATGCGCAGACGGATACAATCAGCCAGGCTTGTCGCTAGCTAGATTGTCAAAGATAAAGATTGACGTCCCTGATATGGAATATCAGTTAAAGGTTGTTAAGTTGTTAGATGAAATGAGTGCAGACTTGGAATTTTTTATAGACAATATCACACAAATTAAAATGCTAGAAGGTAAGGTTTTGAGTTACTACAATGAAAAAATCGGAACAGCTTTAGAAAGAGAAATAAATGGATAACAAGCTAGATTGTGAAGATTGCAAAAAGTTTTTCTCTTCGAAAGACAAGTTAGATTATGATTGTGTATTTCAAAATGGTATTTGTAGTGAATGCTTAGTCAAAAGAGTAGAAAGGGGGATTGAATGGTAGTTGATGATAAATGGAATCACGATTGGGCTTTGTATGCAGGAGACGAGTTTATTACAATAGGAACATTGTATGAGATAAGTGAACGCACTGGTATTAGCTTAGACTCCTTAAAGATTTACTCAGGAAAATATCACAAAACACATTTTCCAAATGGGAAAGCTTTAATAAAAATAGAAGGTGACGAAGAGGGTGAAGTATGACAACACTAGAAAACGCAAAACAATGGTTCGTAGATCGTGGCCTCGAAAACGGAGGGCGGTTAGACAAGCAGTCACTCAAACTCAGTGAAGAGTTCGGAGAGTTATGTGCAGGCTATCTCAAAAAGAATGAGCAGTTAACCAAGGACAGTATCGGAGACTGTGCAGTCGTGATTGTTGGTCTGGCCTTACTGATTAAAACTGATGTGCATAAGATTTTTGAGGAATCGTGCTTTGTAAAAGCCGGAGATGTGATGGAATGTTTCAAATGGCTGAATACTAACATTAGTATTTTTCAATCGTATCAGAATTCAAGATACGAGAAAATGTGTCAACATAGTTTAATGTGTTCAATAGGCTACCTGAAATCAATCAGCAAGTCGCTAGGTTATAGCTTCGAAGAATGCTTTGAACTAGCATACCAAGAGATCAAAGACCGCAAGGGTAAATGGATTGACGGAACTTTCGTGAAAGAGGAGGATTTGAAATGAAAAAACTAGGTATTGTTTTAGGAGCGGTATTTGTAATCGTTGTATCGCCATTTGTGGTTCAGTATGGTTGGAATGAAATCATCACAACGATCGTTCCTGTCAGTAAAATTACAGTTTGGCAAGCATTAGGGATGGATGCACTACTATCTTTCATCTGGCCTGTGCTATCTAGCAAAAAAGAATCTGAAGAGGATTATTCATATGCTGTAAAAAGCAGTGTATCAAAAATTATTACATGTGCATTTTTGATATGGTTAGCTAGTTTGTTCATCTAAGGAGGATCTGCCAGATGATTGAAATAAATGATAAAAACTACGAAGTCCATAAAGTGAAATTCACAAAGAATGATTTAAAAAACTTAAAAAAAGGAGAAACACTTATTTACATCTCCGAAGAAGCTAAACAAGTTATAACTTTTAGTTTGGAGGATAAGGAATGAGATGCTTTAAAATTCTATGTGTTGTTTTATTCGCATTCTTCCTCGTAGCATGTCACCAGATTTCGAGTGGGACGGTGGTAGATAAGTACATTGATGAACCTCACACAACGTTCATACCTGTTGCGACAGGTAAAAGTTCTGTACTTGTGCCAACCAGAACTAAAAGAAAATACATTCTGGTCGTTTTAGGATATGCAGGAAATAAGCAGATCGAAGAAACATTTGAAGTGACGGCTAAGGAATACAAATATTATGAAATTGGCAATACGTTTATACAGGATGCCGTTTTAGAAATCGAAGGAGATAGAGAGTGAACATTCAGGGACTAATTGAACGCTATGAAAAATTTAAAGCTAGCAAGAAGAAATTGACCTCGGTTGATTTGGTTTTGAAAGATTTACAGTCTTTAGACGAACCAGAACCGTTGCCATTCAAATTAAAGGATGTTGTTGGTCGAATTAAAGGGTTTGATCCAACGACCCAGACAAGATGGCTCAATGACATCCTCAAAGAATTAGGAAGCGACTATGGTTTAATGAAATATCGCAGTGGTTACGAGCAAGGAAAAAGTGAGGGAGCATGGGTTGGCGAACAATTGAAAGATGCTGATAAGATTCGACAAGAATTGAATAAAGTGCTTCTACCTAATTTTATGGATGACTGGATTTTCGAATGCCAACTTTTAAAAAATTTTAGTTTGCGTGATGCACTAGATAGTAACACAATTCATCTCTACGCTAAAAAAAGCGAATTCGTGAAGAAATGGCTTAATGACAAAAACAACCAAGAACTTTTCGCTCGAGCGTGGTTGACTGACTATGAGGCCGAGAAAGAGCCAAAATATAAAGTCAAGTTAAAAAATACAGATGATTATCTAAATCAAACAGAAACTGGATTCCACTTTTTTAACAATGGGAAAAACAACGAAAAATTTACACGAAAGGAACTAGAATATTCTGGTTTTGGTGAAGTGTTTAATAGTCCACTATTTGAAGTGGAGGAGGTTGAGTGATGATACAAACACTTGAAGAAGGAATGAAGAATCAAAGTAAGCGCATAAAAATCCCAAGGGAAATCAGACCGTTTGATGTGGGTTATCGAATAGTAAATAAACACGGTCAAGCGCTTGCCTTAAAAAACGGAGCAAGTATATTCGCTTTACCTTCTCTAGCGGAAAAAGCTATAAAGAAAGAGTTTGAGAAAAATGATCCAGACTTTGATATCGAAAAACATTTTGTCGAAGAGGTCGCTATTGTCAATTTAAGTAAATTTCATAGTTATTTTGAGGAGGAAACAGAATGAAAAGATTTATCGCAATATGGATTTTATTGTCTGCCGGATTAAATATTTGGCAGAGTATCCACATTAAAAAACTAGAAGCAAAGCGTCCGATTGTCGTTTATAAAGCTGACAATCAAGGAGCAGAAATCAAAGGCAGAATCTTACAAAAGGAGAAAATTGGCGACATGTACACTATCACAGTACAAAATTACGGAGTGTTCGTAGTTACTAAAACAAACTATGAATCTCTCAAAATAGGAGATGAGGTAGGATTGTAATGACAAAGTACAAGAAACCAACTTACATCATCATTCAAGAAGCAATGGCAGAGCGCATTAGATTTCTGGAAGATGAACTGTATGAAAGGGCCTATAAGGATATTGAGAAACTAGAAGCTCAAAATGATTTCTTAAAAGGTCTTTGCAACAACCAACTTGAAATCATCATGGATTATGAATGGAAGCAGATGCAAGAGCAGGCTACATTCATAAAAGCTAATACAAGAAAGTGGAGAGCAAGATGCAACTAAGATTGAAAGAACTTAGAGAGGATCTATGTCTATCTGTAGGACAGATGGCGAAAGAGACAGGTGTTTCACAAAATACAATCCATTTGTATGAAAGAGGTGGATATCCGTCCATTAAGCAAATTGAAATGATTGCTAAAACCTATGATGTAAATCCTGCGTGGCTTGTTGGGTGGATAGATGATGAAATGATGCCTGGAGTCCAGGTCGTTGAAAAAGTGGTCTATAAAGAAAGTCCAACAGCAAGATTACCAGATTATTTCAACAACAATAACGATGGTAAGATTATCAAGTGGAAGCAGTCACGAAGATATCGAGGGGGTAGGAATTGAAGAAATTAAGCGACGAAGACCTCAAAACATTAGACAGAGAACTTTTCAAATTTCAAAACATTCAACGTACAATAGATTTGAGAAGGCTAGAATTAGAAACTCGAAACCCAGATGCTCAGAGTGGTCCTAGCGTAGGAATAAGCAAACCTACCGAAACTATCGCAATCAGAATCGCAGATGATCCAACCTTAAAATTTCTCGAAGGGTTCAAAGCTATTATTAACAAACTCCTGATCAATCTAGTTGATGAAGACAAGGAAATCTTTAATCTGCGCTGGAGGTATCCTCAACTTAGATGGGAAGAAATAGCAGAACAGAAATTCATGAGCAAAGCTACAATCTATCGACGTAGAAGGATTATCCTAGAGCAGTACGCTATTTTGAAAGGTGAGCTATAAATAAACATGAGACAAAAGACATCTTGAAGTCTCACAAAAAAAGGTTTATTATGATAGCATGAACTTCTGAAACAAAAACACACATTACATCTTAGGAGTCATCCTTAATTCTAGTCAGAAAAGTTGTCCAACAGAAGTATCGTCAAGAGTCAGCAAATGCTGGCTTTTTGTTTTGGGAAAGGAGGTAGAATATGGAATTTGTATCACCGATAAAAGATAATGACGACATTCAGGCAATGAAAGATTATCTCAGAGAGTGGAATGAGATGTATTATATGCTATTCATTACAGGCCTGAATACTGGTTTGCGAGTCGGAGATATACTTACCTTGAAAGTTAAAGATGTTCAAGGCTGGCACATCAAACTGAGAGAACGGAAGACTGGCAAGCAGATAACAAGACGGATGACAAAAGAACTCAAGAAAGAAATGAGAAGATATGTCGAGGGTAAACCATTTCATCATTTCTTATTCAAGAGTAGGCAAGGTCAGAATAAAGCGATCACTCGTGAGCGAGCCTATCAAATCATACATGAAGCAGCTGAAGAACTTGGCATTGATAATGTCGGTACGCATACAATGCGCAAGACATTCGGCTATAAATACTACAACAAGACAAAGGACGTAGGAACATTACAAAAAATGTTCAATCACTCATCACCTGCAATAACCTTGAGATACATAGGAATAGAACAAGCAGAGCTTGATGATGCTTTACGGAACTTTGTCATTTAAATTTTTTTAGATATTACTTTCACATAATGAGTTAAGCATAAACTGAAAAAATGAAACTCTTTAAAACCCATGCTTAGTAAGGGTTTGAGATTTAGAGTGAGTTTAACAAAATATAAGATATGTGAAAGTGAGAGGTAAAATTGGTATAGATGGAGGATGAAACATTGGGATTATTTTTAGGATATCTAGTTGTCTATTTTTTAACCTTAATTTTTTTAGTCGTTATTTTTGATTGGGGGAAAAGTGATGTATTAAAGTTAGTTGAGAATGGATTGATATTTCTTTTCTTACCACTCGTATTTGTTTTTGTATCGGCCTATGATTTTATAAACAAAATAAAATGAGACAAAAGGCATCTTGAAGTCTCACGAAAAAGAGTTTATTATGGTAGCATAGATTTCTTGTATGAGATGGGATAGGTCAAAGGCCTGTCCCATTTGCATTGAGAAAGGAGGTTTGAGATGTATAACAAACCTATCAGACCATCCTTGAGATCTAAGAAGTGGGAGAAGTTCCGTGATAGGATAATGCGTAAGCATGATTATCTTTGTCAAGAAAGTTTGCGTTACGGAATTTCTGTTCAAGCAGAAATGGTTCACCATATCTTTCCTGTATCTGAATATCCTGAACTTGAATTCGTTGAATGGAATTGTTTGCCGTTGACGAATAAGAAACACAATACGTTTCATGATAGAGTGAACGATAGAGTAATCAATCAAGGACTGTACTGGCAGAAAAAAAGAAAAAAAGAATTTTTAAATTTTTTCAAAAATGAAAAATGAAAATTTTTAGTCCCCCCCTCTTTTTGAAAAATCATTTTGGCCAGTAGGGTACCGGTGAAGGGAACTTTTTCCAAGTCGGGGGCCTTCAAACAAAAAGGGGGTAAAAACTAAGCGATTTTGACGAAAGGAGGTAGTTTTTGGCTAAACCAATTACAGCAAAGTCGATTAAGTCAAAAGTGGTCAAGCAGATGAAAGACTTGGGCACTTATCGTAAAGAGTTTGAAATGATCATTGACATCTTTGCAGGTATGCTATATCAGTATCAGAAACTTGCTCAAGATTATGCTGACATGGGTTATCCAGTAACAGACACCTACGTCAATAAGGCTGGTGCTGAAAATGAGCGCAAAGTTCCAATCTTGACAGCGATGGAAATTTTGAGGAAAGACATCCTCAGTTACTCTAATCAGCTGATGATGAATCCGAAGTCTCTCGGTGAGGTAGTAGAACAAGAGGGTGAGTCAGTTCTTACCGAGGTCCTGAAGTTCAAGAACGAAATCAAGAAGAAGCGAGTGACTGGCAATGGGTAATCTTGATAAAGCGAAAGAGTATGCTCGGCACGTCATTTCTCACAGAGAGGAACATTGCGAGGAGAACATTCTTGCAGCTGAACGTTTCTTGCGTGATCTTGAAAATCCTGAGTTTGAAATGGATGAGGAAATCGTTGATTTTGTTGTTCACTTCATCGAGAATACGATAGTCCATCAGCAGGGTGATGATATGTTTGCGGTGTCTATCCGTAACAAGCCATTACTCTTGCAACCCTGGCAACACTTTGTGGTTGTTAATCTATTTGGATTCTACTACAATGGGTCAAACGAGCGCAGGTTCAAAGAAGCGCTTATCATGCTTGCTCGGAAGAATGGGAAGACCTCATTTACTGCTGCAATCGCACTTGCTTATCAGATATTAGACACGGATAGTGGTTCAAAATGCTACATCGTTGCTAACTCAGTTAAGCAAGCGATGGAAGCCTTTGGATTCTTAAAATTCAATGTAGAGCGATGGAATGACAAGAACATTCGTATCAAGGATAACAACCAGGAACACTCAATCAGTGCTAACTTTGGCGATGAAGGTTCTTTCTTTATTCAAGCTCTGGCAAATGATGAGAGCCGTCTGGACGCTTTGAATGGAAACGTTGTTGTCATGGATGAAGCTCACACGATGAGGAACAGTAAGAAATATGGTCTTATGAAGAAAACAATGTCAGCATACCGAAACAGTATGCTTTTTGTTATCTCTACGGCTGGGGATATTCCTACAGGATTTCTTGCTAACCGTCTGAAATATTGTCAAAAGGTCCTTAAGCAATTGGTCAAGGATGATTCCTTGTTCATATTCATCTGCAAAGCTGACCAGACGACTGATGGAGACGTAGGCGATTATCTGGATGAGAATGTTCTTAAGAAAGCCAATCCCTCGTGGGGTGTTACGGTGTCGCTCAAGGCTTTGAAAGAAGAAGCAGAACAAGCTATGAATGATCCACAGACAAGAAATGAGTTTTTCAACAAGACTTTGAATGTATTCACAAACTCTATGAATGCTTACTTCAATCCTGATGAATTCATTGCTTCAGATAGTCAATACGATTGGACCCTAGAGGAGCTGGCACGTTTACCAATCCAATGGTACGGTGGTGCTGACTTGTCAAGATTGCACGACTTAACCGCTGCTGCTCTCTATGGTGTCTATCATGATGGTGAAAAAGATATTGATATCTGTATCACACACGCTTTCTTCCCTCGTGTCAACGCTCAGAAAAAGGCCAACGATGACGGGATTCCACTCTTTGGGTGGCAGTCTGATGGTTGGTTGACGATGAGCAACACTCCGACCGTCCTCTATGATGATATTGTCAAATGGTTCATCAAGATGAGGGAGAAAGGGTTCAAGATTGCTGCTGTCGGAATGGATAGGAAGTTTGGTCGTGAGTTCCTCACAAAAATGAAACAAGCTCGGTTCAAGATGATTGACCAACCTCAGCTTTTTTATCTGAAATCAGAGGGATTCAGACGGATTGAGTTCAAAGTTAAGAATAAAGAATTTTACTATCTTCATTCGGACGCTTATGAATACTGCGTGAGCAATGTTAGAGCAATTGAAAAGGTGGACGATGCGGTGCAATATGAGAAATTAGACGGTGACGGTGGTACTGCAAGAATTGACTTGTTCGATGCCAGCGTTTTTGCTTGTATTCAGGCTCTTGCTAACCTTGGCAAGAATCAGAATGTCATGAGCTTCTTTGATTAGGTGGGATATGAAAGATATTTTTTTACCACTGGATAAGCCTTTCCAGCTAGAGCTATCAATATTAGATCCTAAAGTTAATCCAGAACATTGTAGAATTGGACAGACTGAGAAAGAGATAATCGTTAATAGAAAGGAGGTGAGTAAAGATGGGGCTTTTAGATAGGTTTTTGAAACGTGGTAAGAGTCGAAGTGGAACGAATGTTATCACTCATTCAGATTTTGGTCTTTATATTGACGGTGATAGATATGTGCCTTTGGCTCGCAATCCTGATGTGATTACTGCGGTCAACAAGATTGCTGACATGGTGTCGAACATGACTATTCACTTGATGGAGAATACCGACAAAGGCGATATCCGAATAAAAGACGGACTGGCTCGCAAGATTGATGTAAATCCATGCGACAATATGACTCGCAAAACTTGGATTTTCAAGATTGTGCGTGACCTGTTGCTATTTGGTGACGGAAACTCAGTTCTTCATGTTGAGTATGATCCTGTGAATGATTATATTTTGAACTTGAGACCATTCGCAATGAGCGAAGTTTCTTTTAAAAGTGATGATGTTAGTTATATCGTGAATTATCGTGGCATTGACTACAACCCAAGCGAAGTCGTGCACTTTGTAATCAACCCAGATCCAGACAATCCATTTGTAGGGACTGGATATAGACTTACTTTGAAGGATATTGTTAGGAATTTAAATCTTGCAACTCAAATCAAAAAAGGCTTTATGAATGGCAAGAATGTTCCTAGCTTGATTGTTAAGGTTGATTCTTCGAGTGGAGAATTGGGCACGCAAGAGGGGCGAGACAAGGTCGCCAAGAAATACTTAACAACAAGTCAGGCAGGTGAGCCGTGGATTATTCCTGATGCTTTGTTGAGTGTCGAACAGGTCAAGCCATTAAGTTTAAAAGATATCGCTATCAATGAATCTGTTGAAATTGACAAAAAAACAGTTGCTGGACTTTTGGGAGTTCCAGCTTTTATTTTGGGAGTTGGTAGCTTTGACAAAGAAGAATATAACAACTTTGTCAATACAACGGTCATGAGTATCGCTACGACAATCACTCAGACCTTAACTAGAGACTTGCTTGTCTCAAATAATCGGTATTTCAAACTTAATGCTCGCTCGCTTTATTCGTATAACATTACAGAATTGTCTTCAGTTGCTGAACAGATGACCAAAAGTATGGCAATGCGTCGAAACGAGTGGAGGGATTGGCTTGGGATGCCACCTGATCCTGATATGGATGAGCTCCTCGCTCTTGAAAATTATCTACCGCAAGACAGACTTGGGGACCAAAAGAAATTGAAAGGAGGTGAGGAAGAGAATGAACAAACGGAATAGTTATCGTACTGCTCAATTCAAAACACGAGAAGAAGCTGACAGCGGTGATTTGATTTTGAGTGGGTACTTTATCAAGTTTGATGAAGTTACTGAACTATGGCCGGGCTACTTTGAGGTAATCAAACGTAAGGGTGTTGAAAAAGCCATCAAAGGAGCTGACATCAGGGCATTATTTAACCATGATGATAGTTTGGTGCTTGGTCGGACTGGTAATGGAACAGTCATTTTGGGAGTTGATGACATCGGACTTTACGGGGATGTCATCATCAACAAAGATGATCCGCAAGCTGTTGGGGCCTATGCTCGTGTTCAGCGTGGTGATGTGATTGGATGTAGCTTTGGTTTTATCCCAATTAAAATCAACACGGAAGAGCAAGCAGATGGTTCGTACCTGGACACTATCTTAGAATTAGAAATCTTTGAAGTGAGTCCATGTACTTTCCCAGCATATCCGCAAACGGAAATTGCTGCACGACAGAAAGACTTTGAAAGTCAACAGCGTGCCAATCGTGAATCGCTGGACAAGCGCAAGAAAGAAATTAAGGAGAAATTTAATCTATGCACAAATCATTGATTTTAGGCGCTCGTATGCGCAACAAAGCAGACAAAGTGGTAGAGCTTGAAGAATCAATCAAAGCATTGAACAAGCGTTCTGAACTTGAAGCTAAGAAATTGGAACAAGCTGGAACTGACGAAGAAGTTTCAGCGGTTGAAAAGAACCTTGAAGACATCCAGAAAGAATTGGATGAAAAGGAAGCAGAAAAAGAAAAACTTGAAAAAGAAATCGAAGATTTGAAAAATCAAGTTGAAGAATTGAATCGTAAGGCACCGACTTATCCAAGCAAAGAACATCGTGGAGGACAAAAATTGGAACAACGTGACGCAATTGCTAAATACATTCGTACTGGTCAAACTCGTGACATCGTAGGTCTGAAAACTACTGATTCAGGAAGCGCAGCTCTGATCCCTACTGAAGTTTTGAAACCTCATTTTGTTAACAAAACACGTAATCCGCTTTTGGATCTTGTGGAACGTGTGAAAGTTAACAGTGGATCTGGTAAATATCCAGTTATCAAGAAAACGGATGGTGTAATGGTTTCAACAGATGAATTGAAATCAAATCCAGAACTCGGAAAACCAGCAATCAGCGAGATTGATTATTCAATCAAGACTTACCGTGGATATGTCCCTGTGTCACAAGAAATGATTGACGACGCAGACTATGACATCATGTCCATTGTTGAAGACGAAGTGTTCAATCAAGGTGAAAACACTGAATTGTCATTAGTTACAGCTGTCCTCAAAACAGCTACCCAAGCAGATGCGGCTGGATTTGATGGTATTAAAGATATCTACAACAAGAAGCTTAAATCAATTTATAAAGCAAGCATCGTTGTAACTAAGTCAATGTTTGCTGCGCTTGACAAGGTGAAGGACAAAGATGGGCGCTACATGCTTCAAACTGATGTAGCTTCACCTACTGGCTATTCATTTGGTGGGAAAACAATCTACAAAGTAGATGACACAGTGTTTGGAAACGAAGGAGACATGAAATTCTTCATCGGAGATGTCAATGAGTTCGTCAAAGAGTTTGACCGTGCTCAAGTATCCGTTAAATGGGTGAACAATGACATTTACGGACAATTGCTTGGGCTTTTTATCCGTTTGGATATTAAGAGAGTAGATGAAGAAGCTGGATTCTTCGGAACTTACACTGATGTTGTAGCTTAAGGAGGTAGCGTATGAGCTATAAAGTAATCCGTCCTTTCAAGGACTTGGCTGATCCTGAAAAACATGACTATGCTGTTGGCGATATCTTTCCTCGTGAAGGATATGAGCCCACAGATAGCTTTACCAATGGCCTTTTGACTGGTGCTAACACTGCTGGCTCTATCTTCCTTGAGGTTTTGGGAGATGATGAGCCTAAGAAACCAGCTCCTGAAACAAAAGAAGTTAAGGAAGAGCCCGCAGTTGAGCAGGAAGAAACAGTTAAGGAAACTACTGAAGAGCCTGCTAAGGAAGTTGAGGAGTAAGCATGGATGAAGGTCAGCTTTTAGAATTGCTGAAGCTTAAGTTGGGTATTTCAACTCACTTGAGAGACAAGCCGTTAAAAAAAATCATTTCAAGTGTCATCACTGAATTGACCGATAATCTCGGTATCGAGCTTGTTGGTGAGCGTGCTGACCATGAAATGTTTATCGTTGACTATGCTGCTTATCGCTATGAGGGTGGGGTGGATATGCCACGTCACCTTCAATGGCGACTGCATAATTTACAACTAGCATCAAAGAAAGAGGTCAAGAATGTGGAATCATGAAATCACGCTGATCTCTAAAAAAGTCACAGGTAAGGATAAGTTACTACAACCAATCTCTGAAGATGTCGAAGTTACTCTCTTATGTCGCAAAAAACGAGTTACTCGCTCTGAATTTTATCAAGCAAATCAGGCAGGTCTAAAACCGAGCTTGGTCGTTGAGATTCGAAATTTTGAGTATGAGAATCAAGAGTTTGCGAAGTTTGAAGGTAAGCAATATCGCATTTTAAAAACCTATCCTATCGATTCTGAAATTTTAGAGTTGACTTTGTCAGAGGTCTTGAAATGAGTAATGACCTTGCTGATTTGATTGCGAAAGAGCTTGCAGCTTACTCTGATGAGGTTACTGAAGAAGTGGATAAGATTGCAGAGCAAGTGGCTGATGAGACTGTTGATGAGTTGAAAGAGACAAGTCCGAAACGGTACGGAAAGTATCGTAGAAGTTGGAAAAAGAAGAAGTTGGCCAATGGCTCTTTCGTAGTGTTCAACGCAGTTGCAAGTCTTACTCACATACTTGAGAACGGGCACCTTTCAAGAAATGGTGGTCGTGTCGCTGGTATCGTCCACATCAAGCCAGCTGAAGAAAAAGCAATTCAGAACTTTGAGAAGCGTATCAAGGAGATTGGAAAATGAAGCTATCAGACTTTGCTGCTATTTTGGAACAGGTAAACTTGCCTGTCACCTATCGAGCGTTTAAAACTGGGAACGCTCCTGACCTACCTTACCTGGTCTATTATGAATCAAGTCCAGCCATCAATGCAGCTGATAACACGGTTAATCATCAGATTAAGAGCGTGACAGTTGAGCTGGCTTTTGATAATAAGGATGAAGATTTGGAAGAACGTCTGGAAGAACTGTGGACAACCCACGAGCTCTTTTTCGATGTTCAAGAAGAAACATTTATTGAGACTGAAAGACTCTATGTCAAGTCTTATACGGTCTATCTATATTAAGGAGGAATGACATGACTCAAGAAAATAAAGTAACCTTTGGTTTAAAAAATGTTCACGTTGCGCCAATTAAATCAATTGGTGCAGATGGAGTGATTGCTTACGATGAAATTTTCCGCTTTCCTGGAGCAATGGAATTGACATTGGATCCAAAGGGTGAATCAACACCAATCAAAGCAGACGATATTGATTATCACTTCATGAACTCAAATGAAGGGTATGATGGGAAATTAAAAATCTCTCACATTATTGAAATGTTTGCGACTAAGATTTTGGGTGAAATCAAAGATGCTCAGACAGGTGTTTTGACTGAAAAAGCTGATGCAGAATTCACATCATTTGCCTTGATGTTTGAATTTTCAGGGGACAAGAATAAAACACGTCACGTCCTTTACTACTGTTCAGCGAGCCGTCCAGGCAATGGTTCAAAAACTAAAAATGGTACAAACGTCAACGAGCGTGAACTTGGCTTTAAAGCAAGTCCTCGTCCTCTGGATTCAGTTGTTAAACGTTCTATCACATCAGCTGATAATAAAGAAATTTATGACAACTGGTTCAAGAAAGTGTATGAACCGACTGCGGTTGCGGCTTAAGGAGAAGATCTATGCGTAAAATCGTTTTGGTTGGTGATCAGGAGTATGAGTTAGGCACTAATGGCTATACTCCTATCGCCTACAAGCAACAATTTGGGAAAGATTATTTTCAAGATTTGTTCTCAATGTTGAAAAATCAATCATTCATGAATGAATTGAACAAGCTGGAAAATGACAAAGAGTTGACAGCGACTAATATTGATATTTCGATGTTGTCAGATTTTGATATGACCTTTTTCAACCGTCTTTTTTGGACCTTTGCTAAATCTGCAAATCCTCAGATCAAGCCTTATGAACAATTCTTCATGGAAATGGAAGTCTTTCCGATCCAAGAAGTTGGGACTGTGCTGATGGAAATGCTGAATGCGAGCATGACGACAAAAAAGCACCAGATGAATCAGAATCAGCTAGCGAAGAAATCTTCACAGTAGAATCCTACTTATCCTGCTGTAAAGAAACTGGGTTGTCTATCGATGATTTAAAGCACATCTCAATCGGAATGGCTCTGGATTATCAGACGGATTATGTGAATTTACGGAGCGAGGACAAAGGTGGCGAACGGAAGGCCACGCAAGCTGACTTTGACAGTTTTTAAAGAAAAAATGAGTGCTGAGAGAGCGATTCTGAGACCAAGTTCGTTGGTCTGACTGCATTATCAGTGGTAGAAGCTATCTCAGCGCTTTTCCATTTTTCGAGAAAGGAGGAAATATGGCAGGAAATATCAAAGGCATCAAAATCGAAATTGATGGGGACACGCAACCCTTACAGAAGGCTCTGAAAAATGTCAATAAGGCTGCTACTGATGCGAGTCAGGAGTTGAGACAGATTGACAAGGCCTTGAAATTTGATACTGGTAACGTCACACTCTTAACTCAAAAGCAAGAGGTCTTGCAAAAGCAAGTTGCGACGACAAAGGAGAAACTGGAAACCTTGAGACAAGCTCAGTCTCAGGTTGAAGAACAATTTAAAAAGGGAGATATTGGTGCAGATCAGTATCGAGCTTTCCAGCGTGAGGTAGAAATCACGCAAAACGTCCTAAAAGGATATGAGGGTAAGCTTGCAAGTGTGAACCAGGCATTATCTGGGAACGGTCAAGCGACAGAAAACAATATCAGTAAGCTAAACAATTTACAGAGTGAACAGAGTCAACTAGCTTCCGAGATGGAAAAGGTAACAAGCTCATTCAAACTGCAAGAAAGCGCTTTGGGTTCAAATGCTAGTGAAGCCGAGAGAAATGCTCTTGCCCAGAAAAAGATTGGTGCTCAGTCTGATATTGTCAATAAGCAGATTTCAAATTTAGAGCGACAATTGGAGCTCACCAAAAAAGAATTTGGCGAAAATTCCACACAAGCCAACAAGATGGAGTCTGAACTGAATCAAGCTAAGACTGCATTAAACCATCTCAACAACGAGATGAACCAAACTAAATCCTCTGCTAATAATGCTCAAGATGGCATGACAGCAATGTCAAATACTATTCGAGCAGAAGCGCTTCAGCGAACGAGTGAGAAGTTGGCAGAGTTGTCACAAAAAATCTTGGAAGTAGGGGCTTCATCCATTGAAGCAGCGGCTCAGATTCAAGCAAGCAATGCACAATTCACAACTGTTTTTGGCGACATGGAAGCTCAAGCAAGGGAATCACTGAACGCTATTGGTCAAGAAATGGACATTGTACCTGAACGTTTGCAAGGCTCATTCACTCAGATGGCTTCATTTGCAAAAACTTCAGGACTAGACACTGCGCAAGCATTGGACCTGACTTCTCGTGCAACTAGGGCGGCGGCAGATGGTGCAGCCTTTTATGACAAGTCTATCGAGAGCGTGACAGAGAGTCTACAATCCTTCTTAAAAGGAAATTTTGCTAATGATGCAGCTCTTGGTATCTCTGCGACAGAGACAACTAGAAACGCGGCCGCAAATAAATTATATGGAAAATCATTTAAGGACCTAAGCGAAGCGCAAAAACAATTGACTTTGCTTCAGATGGTCGAAGACGGGAATAAACTTTCAGGAGCTCTTGGACAGGCTCAGAGAGAAGCCGACGGACTCGAGAATGTGATGGGAAATCTGAAGCAATCAGGAACCAACGCACTCGCTGTAATTGGCGAACCAATCCTTGAAATGTTGATACCAGTCTTTCAAGCATTGGGGAAGATTGTAAACCAGGTCGCAACTTGGTTCAGCAACTTATCTACTCCAATTAAACAAGCCATCATTGTATTTACTGGTATTTTAGCAGTTGTAGGAGCCTTGCTACCAATTTTTCTAGCCTTACAGGTTGCAGCGGTTGCAATGGAAACAACGGTTCTTGGACTTATTGGAGCATTTATTCCAGTAATAGGAACGGTTTTGGGAGTTGCAGCCGTCATCACACTACTGATCATCGGCTTGAAGGAATTGTGGGAAAATAATGAGACCTTTAAGAATTTTGTAATTAACACTTGGGAGAGTATCAAGAGCGCTATTTCATCAGCTATACATTCTATACTAGAAATCGTTCAAACGATTTGGAATGCCCTGTTAGCTTTGTGGAAGAAAAATCAAGATACGATTTACAATATCGCTAGCACAGTCTGGAATGCCATCTCAACTGTTATCTTAACAGTAGTTCAAGCGATAAGCACAGTTGTCCAAGATATTTGGGGAATTTTAACGAATTGGTGGAAAGCTAACCAAGAAGATCTTCTAAAAACAGCTAGCTATGTTTGGAACATCATGTCATACTTGATAACTTTAGCAATCACTGGTATTGATAAGGTTATTCAGGATGTTTTTGGAGGGATGATTGCTTGGTGGGAATCTAATCATACATGGATCATGGAAATTGTCAATACGGTTTGGGGAGCCATTCAAACCGCAATTAGCACAGCTATCCAGAATGTTTCAGATTTTATCATTTCCGTATTTGGCGGGATAACCGAATGGATTAATGAGAACCAAGCGCTCATTGAAAGCACTTTTAAAATCGTTTGGGACACTATCTCTACAATAATTGGCACAACTATTAACATCATCACCACTATTATTCAAGTAGCTATGGAATATCTGGTTCCATATTTTGAAGCGATGTGGACGAATATGCAAACAAGCGTCTCAATGGTTTGGGAGGTGCTTAAAACAGTTGTACAGACTGCTATTACAGTCATCCAAGGCATCATTACTGCTATCATGCAAGTAATCAATGGAGATTGGTCAGGAGCATGGGAAACAATCAAAAATACCATGTCAGTTATTTGGGAAGCGATTAAATCAATTGTTTCAACAGTAATTTCTTCAATCTCAAGCATCATTTCAACGGCATGGCAAGGTATTTCCACAACAATTGGGAATATCATGAATGGTATTTCAAACACAGTTTCAAGTGTGTGGAATGGGATTAAAAATTCCATCGGTAGTGCTATCAATGGGGCGAAGGACCTTGTCAGCGCTGCTATCAATGCCATCAAAGGATTGTTTAACTTCAGCATCAGCTGGCCACACATTCCACTACCTCACTTTTATGTGAGTGGTTCGGCCAATCCATTAGATTGGTTGAGTCAAGGTGTTCCAAGTATTGGAATTGAATGGTATGCCAAAGGCGGTATCATGACAAAACCAACTATTTTTGGAATGAATGGAAATAACATGATGGTTGGTGGCGAAGCTGGGAATGAAGCAGTGTTACCACTCAATGACAAAACACTTGGTGCTATTGGTCGAGGTATCGCTCAGACAATGGGTGGAACCTCACCGACCATCAACATTACCATTACTGGCAACACTGTCAGAGAAGAAGCTGACATCATTCGGATTGCTGATGAGGTAGCGCAGAGGATTGCTGACGAATTGCAACGGAAGGCACAATTGAGAGGAGGGTTTACATGATAAAGCATAATGAGCTTGTGATTGACGGTGTGAGAACATCGTCTTTTCCTTTTAAGGTCATTGTCCATGATTCTCCCTCAATTGCTCTGGGAGATAGCAAGACGGCTCTCTTGGAGCATGGTGGTATCAGTGGGGCAATCGTTCAGACGAACAAGCATAGGGAACTGGTCAAGAAATCTTATACGATTTACTTGGTCAAACCTACTGAAGAACAGATGAACCAATTTATGAGTCTGTTTATCCGTGAGAAGTTCTGGCTAGAGAGTGAGCGAGTCAAAACAACTCGTCTTTGGTGCTATAAGGTCAATGTGAGTGACCTTGAAGAAGTGCAACCTGGTCTTTACATGACTAAAGCAACCTTCACTTGCCATCCTACAAAATACTTTAAAGGCACCGATACACAGAGATTGACAAGAAGTGGGACCTTGACCGTTCAAGGTTCTGCTCTTGTATTTCCTAAAATCACAATCGTTGGCCAGAGCGCTTCTGAGACTTCATTTACAATCGCTGGTCAGGTCATTCGTCTTGAAAGGCTTACTGAATCACTTGTGATGGTCAATAATCCTGACAACCCTAGCTTTAAAACGACAACAGGGAAGCCAGTGAAATGGTCAGGGGATTTTATCACAGTCGATCCAGCGAAATTGAAGAATGTTGGGGTTGTTCTAGGTCCAGGTATTCAATCGCTTGAAATCGAAACGGTTTGGGGGTGGGCATAATTGCTTTATCTACTTAATAAAGATGTGAGGACTGTTCGGTGGAACGGGGAGCCACTTCATGAAGCGACTTCGGCGATTGTTAAAGAGATCATGAATGGCGATTTCACCTTAACTGTGAAATATCCTATTTCTGATTCTGGTATTTATCAGCTCATCAAAGAAGACATGCTGATAAAAGCTCCGACTCCTGTTCTTGGTGCGCAGCTATTTCGCATCAAGAAACCCGTTGAACACAATGACCATTTGGAAATCACAGCCTATCACATCTCAGACGATGTGATGCAACGTTCTATCACACCAGTGAGTGTGACTAGTCAGAGCTGTGGCATGGCTCTTTCTCGCATGGTTCAAAATACCAAAACAGCTTTGGGAGATTTTTCTTTCAATAGCGATATCCAGGATCGTAGGACCTTCAACACGACCGAAACAGAAACTCTCTACTCTGTATTACTGGACGGTAAGCACAGCATTGTTGGTACATGGGAAGGCGAGCTGGTTCGTGATAACTTTGCAATAACTGTCAAGAAGAGTCGTGGTGAGAATCGTGGTGTTGTTATTACAACGCATAAAAATCTGAAAGATTACCAACGCACAAAAAACAGTCAGAATGTTGTCACTAGAATCCATGCCAAATCAACTTTCAAACCTGAAGGCGCTGAAAAGGAAACGACTATCAGAGTGACTGTTGATAGTCCTCTTATCAACTCATACCCTTATATCAATGAAAAAGAGTATGAGAACAACAACGCAAAGAGTGTTGAAGAGTTGCAGAAGTGGGCACAGGCTAAGTTCTCAAATGAGGGCATTGACAAGGTCTCTGATGCCATCAAGATTGAAGCCTACGAACTTGATGGGCAAGTTGTTCATATGGGTGATACGGTCAATCTCAAGAGTTGGAAGCACAATGTCGATGCATTCAAGAAAGCTATCGCTTATGAGTTTGATGCCTTGAAAGAAGAATATATCTCTCTGACTTTCGATGATAAGGCAGGCACTGGTGGTTCTAGAGCTTCTGGTGGGCTATCTAGCGCAGCCGATGCAATCCTTGGTGTGACAGAATCAGCTCAAGAAATCGCCCTTGAAAAGGCTCTTCAAAATGCTGACTTAGACTTTGATCATCAAGCTGGATTGTTGAGACAAGAAATTGCGGATGGTATCGAACTTGCCAGAGCTAAGGCGGAAGAAGTTAAGAGAGAACTGTCTGACACCATCGACCAGCGTTTCAGTAGCTTTAACAATGGTCCTCTACAAGAAGCCAAGCGCAGGGCTGAGGAAGCCTTGCGAAACGCTGGCGCCAGCAGCCTACTAGCCCAGGAAGCCAAGCGGATTGGTCTGGATTCTATCGCTAAACTTGAAGAATTCAAGAGACAGGCTACGAGCGCTCAATCGGCTTTGTCAGGTGATTTGGACTCTCTGAAACGAACGGTTACAAGCGAGGTAAATCAAGCGTCTGAGTATCGCAGAACGACCACAGAAGCTCTTAGTCGCATGACTGGCCAGATGAATGGATTTGCGACGAAATCAGAGGTTGCTCAGGGCATCGATGGGCTTACACAGACATTTGCCAAACTTAAAACTGATACGAACAATTTGATTTCTGGAGCTAAAAATGAAATCACTCTAGCTAAAACAGAATTTCAGAAAACAGCTGATGGATTGTCTGCTAAAATGTCAGCAGTCGAGAGCTATGTTGGTCAAGATGGTCAGCGACAAGAAGCGTTGAGAAGATACACTCGAGAAGAGAGTGCACGACAAGCGACAGCAGTCCGTGAGCTGGTCACAAGGGACTATGTAGGTAAAGCGACTTATCAGGAGGATGTGAGAGGCCTTGAGCGTAGGTTTGAAGCTATTACTAATCCACAAAGTGGCTTGATTGCCACTCAGATTGCTAACTACAAGCAATCAGTTGATGGCAGATTTACAGATATCACTTCATTGATTGCTGGTAAGGCTAATCAGACTGATTTCCAAAGAGTCAAGGAGACTAGTCAGCTTTACGAGCGCATTATCGGTCGTAGTGAGTCTGATATCGCTGATAAGGTAGCTCGCATGGCTTTGACAAATCAACTATTTCAGGTAGAGGTGGCAAAAGCTGCGAAAGGTGGACGGAATTATATCAGGAATGGTCAATTTAAGAACGGTTCGAAAAACTGGCTTGAATATCAGTCTGTTGATTTTGGCTTGTACTTCAATTACCAGCATTCCCGAGACCCCAATAACCGCAATCGTCCAGGGGCTCATTTTTTCCACGACTCACAAAATGTCGCAAATTTCTTTGGTTTGCAACAGACTTTTGCATTTGACGGTGTTCGAGGTGAGAAGGTGAGTGTTTCTCTTCTTGTTTCAAAGGATGGTGGTGATAGCTACAGCGGTCTGAGAGTCGCATTGCACTATATTAAAAACAAAAACATTGTTGGACAAGAGTGGCAAGGGATTCAGAACGAGCAAATAACTTCGAAGTACAAGCGTTTCACATTTACGTTCACATTATCAGATGATGTCGATCAGCTGAATCTGATGTTGTTTGGCGAGAAAGGAAAGACTATCAATCTCTATGTTACAGATGTTCAGCTTGAGAGAGGTTCTGTCGCGACGGATTACAAAGAAGCACTCGAAGACACAGACGAAGCCATTCGCTCGGTTCAAAGCCAACTGGCTGACTCATGGGCCGTCCAAAACCTAACCAGCGCCGGTTCAATCGTTTCTCAAATCAATGCGACGAACAATCAAATCTTGATTGAAGCAGAGAAGATTCGATTGAAGGGTAAGACCTTGCTTGATGAATTGACGGCTATTCAAGGTTACTTTAAGCGCTTGTTTGTTGGCGAGGGTGCGTTTGCTAAGCTGAACGCTGAAATTATTGCTTCAAAGACCATCACAGCTGATAAGCTGGTCATGGATATGGCTATGGCTCGGATGTTCGTGTCAAGCGATATCTTTACGGACACACTTGCGGCTAAAGAAGCATTTATCAATAAGCTTCGGTCAGTCGTAGTAACAGCGACCTTGCTCGAAGGTTTCAAAGGTCGGATTGGTGGATTCCAGATTGGGACGCACGAGAAAGACTCGTCGGTGTACTGGATCACTGGCCAAAATCAATTTTCTGTCGGCATGAGCAACGGGTCTGGCCACTGGTCACAGACAGCTTTGTGGGTCAACTGGGGAAACAATTGGGGATATCCTGGTGACTACGCTTGGTTCGTTAAACATACAGGTCAAATGTATTGTTATAACCGAGCCGAATTTTGGAATACTCCGATTGTCCATGGAGATTTAAAAGTAACCGGTCATATTTTCTACAACAATGAAAATTCAGGAAAATCTGGTTACTGGATTCACTCGTCTAAATACTCAAATTTTGAGCCTTCGAATAACTATCTATATCTCTATTATAGCGGTTCTGGTTACGACTGGATCCCAATGAATAAAGAAATCTCAGACCGTCGATATAAGCACAATATCGAAGCTAGTACAGTTTCCGGGCTAGATGTAGTCGAAAGTCTGAAGACGTACAGCTATCGCAAAGAATACGATGGAAGAATTGAGGACATTTCTTGCGGTATCATGGCGCAAGATGTCCAGAAGTACGCTCCTGAAGCGTTTTTTGAAAATCCTGACGGCGCATACTCTTACAACACATTTTCTCTTGTGCCTTATTTAATCAAGGCCATTCAAGAGCTCAATCAAAAAATAGAAAAAATGGAGAAATCAGCATGAACGAACAAGACAAACAAATCAGTACACTAACAATTAAATCACTAAGTGAGAGAGTCAGTAATGAAGCTACTCAATCAGCTACTCTAGAGGCTCTCTACACAGTTACTGCAATGGAACTTGAGCAGATGAAACGAATCATCGAGTCAGACGAAGAGCTCAAAGCAAAATTTGAAGAAGTGAAAGGAAAAATGACAAATGGCAATTAACAATTATGAACTTGCAACCAGGCCATATCTTCGTGGTTCGGGCGATAATATCCGAACAGTAGTTGAAATCCGTTTAGAAGATGGGACTCGCTACAGTACGAACATGCGTGAGCTGGTAGGAGACCGTACAAATGAGCAAGAGGATATCTTGATTCAAGCAGTGTTGGATATCCTGAAGGCTGAATTGGATCCAGGCGCAGCAATCGTGCAAGCGCAGGCTAAGCTTGAGAAGACCGAGCAGAGACAAGATGAGCTATCTGCGCTTATCAAGCAGACTGAAGAAAATGCAAAGGTGAACCAGAAGGTCATTCATGTGCTGGTCTTGAACTCTGTCATGAGCAAGAACATCGAGTACGGTACGACTTATAGAGAGCTAGTTGAGTTGATTCCACTCGCTGAAGTCGGGAAGACATATTTACCACATGACCTGATTACGATTGAAGATCCTGAACATGTGGAGGTCAACGGCGAAGGGAAACGCATCCTAGTACAGCTTAATAAGGAATTTACCTACAACGGCGAGCCTGTCAGCGCATTTGTGACAAATGGTACCCTGGAGCAAAATGGGACTGGCGTTGCTTGGAAATTTGAAGGGAAAGAGTAGAGGTGTGTATGCCAGGATATGAACGATTTCTCGTACAGATCTTCATCACTCTTATCCCTGTGATTGGTCTTTATTTTTCGATGAAAGATAAAGCAACCAAACAAGAGAATCGTCTTACGATTTTAGAGAAAGATATCGAAAATCTGAACGAATTCAAGACATCAGCCAACAAGCGACTCGATAACCACGATGAACAGAATAAGGCTATCTTAGTACTAGCTGAGCAAGTGAAATCGCTTGGTGAAGATGTAAGAGAGCTTAAAAATTTAATTCAAAATAAACAATAAAAGGAGAAATACACATGATTAACTGGAAATTGCGTTTGCAAAACAAAACAACACTCATTGCTCTTCTTGGAGCAATCTTCCTTATGGCCCAACAATTCGGTCTTGAAATCCCAAAAAATATCCAGGACGGTGTGAACACATTCGTTTATATCCTTGTGTTGATTGGCGTTGTCAATGACCCAACAACTGCAGGAATCTCTGATAGCAAACGGGCTCTTGACTATCAAGAGCCAAGCGAAGATTAGGAGAAAACAATGAAGAAAAACGACTTATTTATTGACGTATCCAGCCACAATGGATACGATATTACAGGTATTTTAGCTGACATGGGTACACAGAATACTATTATCAAAATTTCTGAAAGTACAAATTACCTAAACCCTTGCTTGTCTGCTCAAGTGGAGCAATCCAACCCTGTTGGTTTCTATCATTTTGCCTGGTTTGGTGGTGACATCGAAGAAGCCGAACGAGAGGCACGCTACTTCCTTGATAATGTGCCTCAAAAAGTAAAATACTTGTGTCTTGATTACGAAGATCACGCTAGCGGAGATAAACAGGCAAATACAGATGCTTGTATTCGCTTCATGGAAATTCTCAAAGAAAATGGTTATGAGCCAATCTATTACAGCTACAAGCCATTCACGCTCAATAATATTTATTATGAGCAGATTCTTGCGAAATTCCCCAACAGCCTGTGGATTGCAGGCTATGGTTTGAATGATGGTACAGCTGATTTTGAGTATTTTCCAAGCTTGGATGGGATTCGATGGTGGCAATACTCTTCAAATCCGTACGACAAGAACATTGTTTTACTAGATGATGAAGAAGCTAAAGCCAAATGGAAAAAGAATGATACCGGATGGTGGTATGAATATCCTGACGGATCTTATCCAAAAGAAGAATGGGAAAAGATCGATGGTACCTGGTACTACTTCAACGAGAGAGGTTATTCAA